TTGGCTTCAGTAATTCTTTCGCTTCTACAAATTTAAGCATAGATACAGTAGGTAAGGTCGGTATCGGGACTACTTCACCCGATGTTAGGCTTCAGGTTGAAGATAGTGCAGCGGGAAGCAATGTAGATGTTCTGCAATTAACCAATACGAGCAATAGCGCAAACTCAAGTGTAGGTATGGAGTTTTTCTCCGCAAACGCACAGTTCGCCTATATTAGAGGAATAAGAACATCCGACTCAAACGAAGGGATATTAACTTTAGGGGTTAGAAGCGGGGGTTCGGAAACTGATACCTTAAATTTAAAAGGCGGCAATGTCGGCATTGGGACTTCTGCCCCCGGTTCATACAAGCTGTATGTAAATGGGAATACTTGGGTGCAGGGTTCCCTTGAAACCTCTGGGCAACTTAAAGCGGGAACAAGTCTGGCGATTGGCTCGTCGGGTTCCGGGGGCTACACCCTGCCAGCTACAGACGGAACCAACGGCTACGTCCTCAAGACAAACGGAAGCGGAACGGTAACTTGGCAAGCTGACAGCAGCGGCGGCGGTGGTGGTAGCGGGGATATAACGAGTGTCATTGGTGGTACTGGAATCAGCGTATCTGGTGGAACCAGCGGCGATGCGACAGTTAATTTGGATACGGCTGGGGCTGATTCAATGGTGAATGCTCTTGTAGAGTTGACCACCCCGCATGAAGATGATTTTATAATAGTATCGGACGAGGGAACCAGCGGCGACCCGGTTAAAAAATGTAAGCTAAAGCATCTTGAGTTCGTCAACAATACAACTTACTCCAGTAGCGGATGTGGTTTCACTATTACCTACCGGGACTGGGATAACCAAACATTGGATACGGTGTCCATAACATTAAGTTGCGGCGGAGGGGGAAGCTAAATGGTAATTGTAAATTCTAGCAAAGATAAACTGATACCTCTTCGGGATTCACTACTAGCCGAGGTTGAGGCTAACGAAGATTGGGCGTTGCTCAATAGTGCAGGAGCCTTGCCCCCTAACTTGGAATACCATTCAATGCAGTTTGAGAAAACCAACGACAGCATAACGGTGGATGACGCGGAAGGGGTGGTTTCTGTTTACATCAAGCACAAGGTTATTGGTGGCGACATAGAGGTTGGGAAGGTTGTTAAGTTTGCGCTTGGCGATGAATTACCAGCAGACAAGACCCTTTGGGCTGAAGGGCAAGAGGATGATCTTTACGCGGATGCTTGGGAGGTGTCTGGATATGCCGAGCAACAGGAGTTAATCGCAAAAGTAGATCGTTTAATTAAAATCAAAGATGCCATCTCCTGATATAACATATGAATGGGTGCAGCGACGGCCAGCATTGGACTGCGAAGAAGATTGTGTTTGTCAATGGCTGTTCCACTTGCGGGCGACAAAAGGTGAGGCGGCTTCTTACGTTAGTGAGACTGTCCAGATAACCGGGGAACATAAGCCTATAGGCGACTATACTGCTGACGAAATAGAGAAGATGGCAGAGGCGTACCGCAGGATTAACAAGTGGGACGCTATGCTGGCTGCTGACATTGAGGAACAGCTAAACGCGCCACGAAGTGTGGACGGCTGGAACGAGGAGACTTTAAGTGTTGATACCTAAAATCATACATCAAGTTTGGGGTGGGCCTATGCTGCCGGGGATACAGGAGTGTCTGGATTCGGTGAAGAGGGTTATGCCTGACTACGATGTTAGGGTGTATGATGGTAAAGAGGTGGACAGGATCGCCCCAGATGGAATGACGCTGGTCGGAAAGACGGATGTTGTCCGCAACAAGAAGCTCTACGAGGAGGGCGGCTGGTGGGTGGACGCTGACTGTTACATGATGAAGCCACTCAACGGTGATTGCGCCTACAGCTACGGGCTACAGGAACAGCGAGACGGATGCTGGAATCAGGTTTGTGATTGGTTGTTCGGGTCGGAAGCTGGGAACCCAGATCAGAAGCGGTGTCTTGATTGGATTAACAGTAGCCAGCTTGTGAACACCTACGATGGTTACATGAGGCGACCAAGGAGGCATTGCCCAAGGTCGGGGTGGGGGATTGATACTGTTGGAGCAAAGGGGGTTCTCCCTTACAACGAATATGGCTCCAGATACTTTGCTAAAAACTATGGGAACAAGTGGCATCATTTTCCGGGCCGAAGCCCACAGAGAAGGAAGCCAACCAACCCAACGGCGGTACATTTGTTTTTAGGTAGCTGGGTTAAATCAGCAACGGGGGTGTTGAGCGAGGTAAGGGAGGTTGAAAGATGGAGGTAACAAATTTAGTACAACAACTAGGGGGTCAAGAGGCGGCTGAGTCGCTGGCCAAAGGGCTAATCGGGGAATACGGCTGGGTAGCCCTAGCTGCATTGGTGGCTATATTGGCAAAGGATGTGGTGATTAAATTCGCTCAATCAATACTGGTCTTCTTCGGCCACGGCTTTGAGAACGACGAGATCATCTATATCAGCGGCAGACAGGCCAGAATAATCCGTAAAGGCGTGACTTCAACCACCTTTTACATGAGCGACAGGCGAACCAAGATGGTTGTCCCGAATGAAAAATTGTCAGACTTAACGGTGGAAAAGATGCTGCCGCATAACGGTGGCGACCCTTATTTGTCCAAGGGAAGCGACCCTGACTTTGTGGGTTACGAGGAAGTGCCAATAGTGCCGCCGCCAATGAAGGTTCAGGTGGTAGACAAGAAGCCAGCACCAAGGAGAAAACGATGAGTTACCACAACTACGACCCAGATGCGATGTTTCCAAGGAAGGCGAAGCCCCCTCGGTTCTGGACAGGAGAGAGGATTGCTAGGTGGGCGATTATCATTGGGCTGTCTGCTTTTGCTGTATTCGTGGGGGCAGGGTGTGGTTCCGTTAGGAACATAAAGGAAGTGGATTTCGGGATTACGGGCTTGGAGATGGAGTTTTACCCAAGCCATCCCTCTCAAGAGGAGAAAAGTATATTTGATTTCAGCACGCTAACGAATAGAGTTCGGGCGGTTCCAGTAGACTGGGATGGCCCTGTGCTGATGCCAATGAGAAGGAAATAATATTATGGCTAATACATACAAATGCGTGAGGCTTGAGCCTCAATGTCACCACGCTGGCCACGCCGAAGGCGGCAAGGTTTGTAGTGTGGTAATCGGCCTTACCGCTGAAGATGGTGAGGGTAATTCTGCTTATATTGATGGCACATACCAGTACCCGGAGGGCAAGTGTGTGGCCGTATCCACGTTCAAGTCCAATGCCAACAAGATCGTGAGCCAGTTTGCGGCAGACAACGGCTGGGTGGCGAGTCTGGACAGCCAGATAGAATCCCAGAAGGTAAGACCTGTTTCGCCCGACGACTTCTCTCCTCCAGAGATCACGGTGGATACCACGGTAGAGCCAGCGGAGGGTAGCCCTGCTGCTCCGAAGCCAGAACCTGAGCCTGAACCTGAGCCTGAACCTGAGCCAGCGGATGACGGAGAGGAAGAGGGGGGCGGATAGCCCTTGTCTTGGAGGAAGCACAGGCCGAAACCCAAGAAACGGAGGCGAAACAAGGGTTGTCATAAACCACACTTTATTGATAGAGTAACCCCGCTTATGGCTGATCAGAATAAGGAGCAGATACAAACTGCTACCCAAATCCTAGTAAACGCAGCATCTCAGGCACGTTTGACTGCTGCTGAACACGACCAAGTGCGCCAAGCCACACAGATTGTGGCTACTGAACTTGGGTTGACGGGGCCGGGGGCTGCGCCTCCACCTGACATTGTTATGCCTGAACCCGCCGTGGAGGAAAAGCCAGAATAATGCTGAATGAGTTGGCTAGACGACATCAAGGTGGTTTTTGCTTCATCCGCTGGTATAGGAAACTGGTGGATGGAGATTGATATTATCCTGAAACTAGCCATAAGTGCAGCCACATTGTTCTACATAATCCTCAAATGCCGTCACTTATTGAAGCAAAAGTAAAACTATGAAACGTATCCTAATTATTGGGGCGTTGCTGCTGTTTGCGGCGAACGCCAACGCGGGTGGTCTTTTCAGCGCAGGCTGGAAGCCAGCCCCAAATCTAACCCTGTTTGGCCAGAAGGTAACTTGGGCCATTCCGAGCCTCTGCATAGGGGCCAAAGCTGGGGTTCTCCCTGATGCCGGGATCAACTCGGACGGGATGAACCTGAAGATTCCTTACCTTGCGGTAAGTATTCCGTTCCCCAGCCTTACCGTTTCAGTGGGCAAGGATAAGCCCAAGGTTGAGCTAAAGCTGGGTGCGGTGGATAAAACGGAACATAAACCAAAGGGGGGTGAATAAATGCTTAAATCAAAAACGACTTGGACTGCAATAACGGGCGCAATTGCTGGAATCGCCGGGTATTTTACCGGGGAACTGGAGCTAGGCGCTGCTGCTAATGTGGTAATCACAAGCTTGCTGGCCCTGTTCTTGAGGCACGGAATCAAGAAGGTCGAGAACGGAGGGTAATACCCCCAGATCGCTCTACAGGTATGTCTATTATTAGACTGATAGCAGGGCTTCTCAAGGCCGTCCCAGTTTTGGGGCGGCTTTTTTCGAGACTCGCTGATGAGAAGAAGGAGCAGAAAGCACAAAAGAGATATGAGGAAAAACTGGATTTTATTGACAATGCTGTTGATAAGTATCGTCGGGCCGGGGTGCGTGACGGGGATGAAGCTAAACAACGTGAAGGAACTGACGGAGCACCCGCAGTTCCCAAGCGCCGCTCACGCCGCACCAGAGTGGACGGAGGCAGCCCTAAGAAAAGTAGCAGAACTGGAGTATCACCTAGAAAGAAGGTGAAAACTTCAAAGCGGAAGCGCCGTAAGCCCAAGTCTTCCGGCTGAAGGGCTGTCTGAAATTTCTAGGTCTGAGGCCATTTCCCCTATAAGCGCATAGCTAAGGGAGTCAAAGCTATGCTTGTTGTCATCGTTAATCACATACTGCCCGGCACTTTTCCCCCTTCGAAGGAACCTAAGCATATCAATTGTCCTGAAGCAGTGGGCGCTAATGTGAAACCTGTTCTGCATTAACAGGTCCTTTATCAGCTTCACCCTCTGCCTTACAGAGCCTGAGAACTTTGGTGCCCCGATGAGGTTAATTTTACCACCACTGGATGCAGCAACAACCCTGTGGTCATAGGTATTACCGGCGGCTCGGTACCTGACCATTGATGACATGTCCGACCAATGTGTCCACCTTATTGGTTTTCCTACCTGTTCCTCCAGAATCTCAATCTTATCAAGCGCCTCCCCGGTGAAGTCCTCAAGGGAGACATCTGCATGAAGCACGACGAGTTCATCGAGGACTGCCCACCTTGTGCCGCTCATTGTTTGAACCTTTTCCATTATATGGAATGCGTGGTTTCTGTCTCCCAAGTCCCATCCTCCTATTAGTTCAGTACAGCTTTCGGAGGGCAAAATTACCTCCCATTCGCTTTCAACGGGTGATTCAGCATCACCGATGACGTGGGTTTCGTACTTAAAAACCTTGCCGAAATGGGAGTCTGTCGATGATGCGGTCCATTTTCCCAGCACATATCTGTCATAAAGCTCAGGGTCTGGCCTGAATGTGGCAATCAAATCCTTCCTGTCGTAGTCGGATAGGTACGGGTTGTCATGTATCATTGCCTCTATGATCTGGAATTGCTCAGCGTATTCAGGGTCGGGATGGTCTTCCTTGAATGGCTCATCGTACCAAAGC